GGACGCGCGGGGGCAGGGCGGGGGTTCCGCTGCCGGCACTCTCGGATCAGCGAAAAAAGTTGCGGAAACCGTGCATTTTTCTTTAGAAAATTTTGCAAAGTAAATATTTTTGTGTATATTTGTATAGAGAAAAACACAAAACCAATACAACTATGAACAAATTCGCATTTAACTTGATTGACGCGATCAACCGCGCAGGCTTACGGCCTGAGTCGTGGGGTGTCGTGGAAAATGTACCCGACACGGTCGACTATTTCGGATCGCAAGAAAGGGTATCTCTTTCCGGTAAGTGGCTCTATCTCTACGCAGAAAAAGACGCCGTATTTTCGTTGCAACTCGACCGGATCGAGCCTACGATGGTCCTGCACGTGGACGATGATTGTGAAATCCGGTTGTATAATCTCGAATAATATGAAAAGGATCGAATTGACCCCGAAGGTCTCGAAAGAGCGTGCGATCCAGTTGGCAATGAACCTGAATGGTGTACCCAGAGAGATCGCCGAGAAGTACACGGACAGCGAGCTGCGAGAATGCTTGCGCCTTCTGAAACTGAAAGCAAATTTTTAATCGAGCCTACCGCCATGAAAAAGGATATTATTCGCATCGGCCGTTATCGCCTTCGCACAATTCACGCGCATTGCCTTACTTGGTACCAACGAACATTCGGAAATCCATATTTTGCCATGATTGTAACGGTCAATCAGGGTTACCCGTCTGAACAGACATTTGTTGTGCCGATGCAATACGGTATCCCGCACTATCAATACGTAACGTCGGAAGTAATACAACGCTTCGGGATCAAGGATCCAGACAACATTTTGAGGCAATGCCCGACAGTTTACGGCGTCCGAGTGTATACGTATGCAACCCCGGTTAAATACCGCGATATTATCAAAATCAAATAACCCTAACGCCATGACACATAATAATTTCCCGTCCAATCGCTATATTTACGCCATGATGGCATATATATCCCTGATATACAGCCGCCGAGGGCAGTGGAATAAGGCGGTTGCATCCTACGCGGCTTTCCTCTGGGAAAGTTATGTTAGAAAGTGCTGGAAAGCCGAACGCACAGGGCAACCGATTCCCGAATTAACCCCCGTCACCTTACTGCAAGGCAAAAGATCGTGGGCGGAATACAGTCAAGACGTCGGCCCGCCGACAGAAGCCGCGGACATAGCCAAGCAGGTTTTTACGCCTCAACAGTTTGCCCGGTGGGAAAGCGGCCGCAAAGTGACTGATGAACACTTGGTAGACATTCAAACTCGCGCGCTCGTTGATGCTTGCAAATTGGTTATGTGCGCCAAACGTTACGCAGATATATACGCAAACCTTCAAAACCGACAACCTGATGAAAAATAATCTTGATAATATCGACACGATCGAACGGGCGGCGATCCGAAATAGCCGAAACGGCGAGCCTTTCCTGCTCCGGGGGCGAAAGTACCGCCTGATGCCCGATCCGGAGGGGGTCGGCCAGACCCGAATTTGCGACGTTATTTGTGCCTTCGGAGCGCACAATTAATCCGCGCGGGGAGCCTGCTCAGGCTACCCCTGCATGAATAACAAACATATCGAAGAGATTAAAGATAGAGCCATGAAAAAATGCACTTTTATGCGGTATCTGGTTACTGCGATTGTGACCGCCGCGATATGTTGGCTTATGTTCCGGTATTCGTTCCGAGTGGAGCGGGTTTATGACGCCGGCGATGTGGTTCTGGTGGAGGTTTCGATCCTCGGCCAGTGCGAAATCCACGAGGTAACGAAATAGCCCCCTTCGGGGGAGGGGTCCGCCACTGGCCGAAACCCCAGCCGCCCGCGACGGCATAAAGTGGCAAATTGTATTGGTGAAGCATTCGCATCGCGTGGAGAAGGCGCGGCAGACCGCCGGGCAACCGTCCGCGGGGATCACCTCCCCGGCCTTCGCAAGTTAAACCGCAAAACAACACTATTATGGAAAATTTCGATCTGATGAAGTACATGACCGGGGATTACATCCTGCAAACCCGGATCGGCTGGAAATTAGCCGGTGAAATACAATTACGTCCCCGCGCGGATGTGTACAAACTCGCCGCTAGAATAATAGCCCCAAGCGGGGAGGTATATAATGGTTCATGGACCATTGAGGGCGGAGCCATGGCGGGCGAGGATAATAGCAAATTTGATTTAATGATGGTTCGCACAAAATGAAAATCGCCCGATACACCCTTTTTTCGGCCGAAGGGACGCAGATCGCCGATTCTTTGGACCTGCAATACATCAAAGACGTTGCGAAGCGTCAGAAGCCCGGAAATTATTACGTATACGAATGGTGGGCAGAACCCGGCGATCCGTTTTGGGAACACTGCCCCGACACCCACTACGAATTTATCATCAAACGGGGGTTGATCTCGACTACGATTCAGATTATCAACAAGGACAGCTTATTTAAAAATTCAAAATTATGATTTACGATTTGTCAACTGCGGCGTACAACGCCATTGCCGAAGCATTCAAAGACCATTTAGACGGGGATTTCTTTTCCGGGTCGGAAGTGGTCAACATCGACACCCCGAACGGGCGCGAGGACGTAACGGTCATCATCTCCGCCGATCTGCATTGGAAATCCGTGGAGATTCCGGAGGGAAGTTATCCGGTCCTGAATGCGGTCCAATTCCGGAATATCGAAATATACCCGGATCACGAAAGCGCAACAATCCATGTAGAACCCCGGAAAATGGCGATAGCCTTCCTTAAAACCAACCAATAACATGGCAATCCGCAAAACAGTTTTCAAGACCCGCGCCGAGTGGCTGGCATACCGAAATCAAAACTTCGTGATTGGAGGATCAAACATAGGCGTAATACTCGGCCTGAGCAATCACAAAACCCCGCTGCAATTGTGGTTGGAATGGAAAAACCGCGACGCGCAGCCGATCAAGGAATCCATGTATCGCGGGCGGTTCATGGAGGACGGGATAGCGCGCTGGTTCCAGCAGCAGACAGGCCTCAAGGTGGTGGGCCGATCCAAAGAGATCGCCGTATTCCACAACGACGAGTATCCCGATTACATTCAGGTAGCCCCGGACCGTGAGATTTTCAAGGAGGGAACGAACCTTGCTGGGCGTCCGTTCTTGGAGATCAAGGACACGGCTATGTATGTTGACTTCGACGTACAGGAAACTATCCCCTCCGAATGGTTTTTGCAGTGCCAGTTCGAAGCGGAGATAGGCGGTCGGCCCGGCACCTATCTGGCCGTAAATGACGGTTCGAAATCCCTCAAATCGCGCCTTATCTTGCCGGATCGGGACTATGTCCGCAAGTGCATCGAAATGGCGTGCGCATGGTATGAACGCCATATTATCGGGGGCGAACAGCCGGAGCCTATAAATGGCGATGACGTGCAGCTGTTGCACCCCGAATCCACGGCCGGGATCATCAAGGTGGGTCATGAAGTATCGCAAATGCACGAGCAGGCGATGATCTACAAGCGCAACGCGAATGAAGCGGCCAAGAAATACGAGGAAATCAAGGCGAAAATGTCGGCGCTGTTCGACGAACGCGATACCCTTGCCTACGAAGGCCGGGCGCTGGCCACCTACCGCACCATCCATCAGCGGCGTTTCGATCTGGCCAAATTCAGCGAGGATCACCCCGATCTGGCCAAAGAATACACCACCATTTCGGCGTATCGGAAATTCGACATAAAAAAGTGATGGAAACCAAGGAAGAGCTGGTAGCGCGGCGAACCCGGCAGATCACCGAGTTGATAACCGACTATTCGAGGGTTAAAGGGTATGACACGAGAATAGAGAATTTGTCCCCCTACCAAATGCGTGTTTGCAGGTGCATACGGTCAATGGGAAAGCGCATAAATGTGGACGAGAGAACCACGGAAGAGGGTTTTATACTCACTGGAAGCGCAATCGGGATTTTCGACGTGTACCCCACCAACATGCGGTGGCACAACCTCTCAGACAACACCCGCGGTGGCTTTACCTCCGGCGGATGGAAAGACGGAATCAAAAAACTACTTGACAAAAATTTCAGCTATGGACGCAAAACAGATGACCGAACAGGCGAAGGCGGTAACCATTCAGGCCCCGCAAAAGAGCGTAACGCAAAGTAATTTCCAACAAATCAAATCATGGCTTACGAAAGGAAGTACCCGCGACCAATTTATGGACGTTCTGGGGGAGAAGTTCGCCCCGCGGTTCATGCAAACAATCCTGCTGTTGATGCGCGATCCGGCCGCCGCGGCCCTCAACAAATGCGACCCGCGCACGGTGGTTCGATCGGCGATGGTATCGGCCTGCACGGGATTGTCCATCGACCCGAACCTGAGCCAGTCGGCCCTGATCCCCTACGGCGACCGGTGTACGTTTCAGGTGATGAATCGCGGCCTTCAACAGCTGGCCTTTCGCACCGGTACAATGGCGACATTCAACACGGCAAAAGTGTACGAGGGGGATATATTATCCCACAATCCATTTACGGGGGAATACAAGTACAACGATGCGCCGCACGAGCGGGAAATCCTGCAAGGATATATCGCCTACATTCGGCAGCTCACGGGCTTCGAGAAGTATTGCTACATGACCATCGAGGAATTGATGGCTTGGGGACAGAGGTATTCGAAATCCTTCAATAAGCCCACCGGAATGTGGCGAACAAATCCGGAGGTAATGTACCATAAAACCGTATCGAAACGGGTGCTGCGCGAGGGTGCGATCATTGATCCCTATTCTACCACGGCCATGAACCAGCTGGCCACCGCCATTAAGTTCGACAACGGCACGCCTATGTCCGACGACGTTGAGTATGAAACCGCGGTAGAATATCCCGACGGCCAGACCGAAGACGAGGCGATGATCGCCCGTGTGGAAAATGCCGAACAATCCAAATAGGGGGGGGGTATGATAACTGACACACGAAACCTTCATACCCTGCGATGGCTGGCCGACGCGAGCGGCATTCCGCTGAGTTCTCTCTACCATTACGCCAAAACCGGCGCGCTGAAAATAGTGAAGATCGACAATGTCGCTTTGGTGGCCGAATCGAATCTTCCCGACTGGATAAAAGTTGAAATAAACAAGAAACACAATGAAAAAGTTCAAGATTCCGGAAAGTAGTTGGCTGTTGTATTTGTACCTGCCTATTTTGATCGTCCAAATGCTGTTGATGGCGATGGTAGAACCAACAATCCCGGAGAATGGTAAAGCAAAATAGTACGCGCCGATCCATATTGAACAGCCCGCAGGTAAACTGCACTGCGTGCGTGCACTGGTCCGGGGAGCATGTTTTTTACTGCTTCAAGGCGCAAACGCTGACGATCTGCATGGACAAATGGTGCATTTACTTCGAGCCGATAAAGGGGATCGAGATGCCGATCGTAACCGAAAATAAACCTGATGTCAAACCAGCGGAGCCGGCGAAGGACGGAGTTCGAAACTTCGCGGCCCGCAAAAAACCGAAAAGAAAATGAGAGGGGGGGGTATGCAACAAATTAAGCTTTCAGAATGCAAGAAAGGGGATAAAATATGCCTTCCGACGTGGCAAAACGGCCAAAAATACCGGGTGGTGTACTGGGTAGGGGAGCCGACCTCCATTGTCAAATACCACACGAAGGTGGACGAGAAGGGAGTGAAGAAACGCCACAAAATTTCCATCCCGGCCGTATGGGTCTCGCATCTGGAAAAGGGAGAAGCCAAACTGATCCGCGAGAACGCGGTGGATTACGAAATGGTGGAGGTACGGCAGAAATGGCCGACGCTCGACACACAAGGAAACGAAGTTTATGTATTTCTAATTTGAGAATCATGGAACAGAAAACATGCATACGATGCAAACAAACCAAGCCGATCACCGAGTTCGGCCGACTCAAGAGCACCGAGGACGGGATAAATCCGAGATGCAAATCATGCCTTCGAGAATATGCCCGATCGTCATATTCCAAACGAAAATCAACCCTGCCTGCCCGGAGGGGGGGGGCGATTCACAACCCCGATCTGGCAGGCTACACCGACCGGAAACTGCTGGAGGAACTCAAGGCCCGCGGCTTCGTATGGTCGGACATGAAGCACATTCAACCTGTTAAATACGATTCGATATGACCCAGATAGAGTATAAAATAATCAAAGCCGGCACAACTATGTGTGAAGAAGAAATGAACGCTTTGGGAATTAGGGGCTGGGATTTGGTTCGGGTGCTGATCGTAGGATCGCGGAGAATTGAGTATATTTTCAAACGTCCCAAAATACAAAAACATCACTAAAAAATATCCCGAAGTATTGGGAATTTCCGGAAAGGTTCGTATATTTGCGTAGCGACTTGCCCTCGCACGTATGATATAATGGTCGTCAGACCATTCCAAGCGGACCGAGAAGAAGGGCAAGTTCTTTTTGGTCCGCTTTATTTTTGAACTCAGTATGAAAGACAGAAAAAGTTTCATTATCCATGACGGATTTTTCGAGATGCTGGCATCCCTACCTCCCGATCAGTGCAAGAAATTGATTGTTGCTTATGGGAACTATGTTCTAAAAGGGGAAGTTCCAAAATTTGACAATCCATTAATGGATGCGGTTTTTGTTAGGGAAAAGGCCATAGCTGACGAGGACATGCGCAAATATGCCGATAAATCGGAAGTGAGACGAGCAGCTGCCCTGAAAAAATGGGGTGCGGAGAGCAGCGACGGAGTGGCAAATCGAAGCAAGCGACTGGCGGAAGCGAGAGCGAAAGGCACCCACACAAAATCGGAATGGGATGAGATGCGGCACTTTTTCGGGTATTGTGTGAAATGCGGCAAATCAGCCGAAGAGGCGGAGTTGGTGAAAGACCATATCATCCCAATATATCAGGGCGGGAGCGACAGTATTACGAATCTGCAACCGTTATGCCGAAGTTGTAATTCAAGCAAAGGGCCTGATTCTACGGATTATAGGTTGAAATTCTGCGATGAAAAACGCCTTCAAATGCCTGCAAAATGGGTGCAAACGCCTGCAACGCCTGCAAAATGGGTGCAAACGCCTGCAACGCCTGCTGATACTGATACTGATACTGATACTGATACTGATACTGATACTGATACTGATAGTAGGTTATTTTTAAAAAAAGAAATAAAAGAAAAAAAGCCAAGTGCCGAAAAAGGGAATGGGGATTTGAGAAAAACCGACCCTATCCACCGCTCCCCTCTCGAAGAAAAAGAAAAAGGTTGCGCGGAAAAAGAAAAGCCGGCCGGCCGGTACGTTGTAGTGGGGCAGCTGGCAGCAGTGTTGTTGGCCGAGCAGGGTTGGATAGAGGCCATGTGTATGAACTTGCACAAAGAAAGGGATTATATCGAAAGACGCATCGGGGAGTTTGCGGGGGAACTGGTTGTGAGTGGATGCGACGGACGGGACTTAAGCGATGCCAAACGGCATTTCCGAAATTGGTTAAGAAAAATAGAAAACTTACCGAATCAGAACAATGGAAATCAACAACAGAGAGGTTGCACCGATGAAGAGCTTATCGCAGCAGTATACGAGGGATATGCTCGTGCGCACACTAAACAGCCGTGGGAAAAGTGAGGTATCAGTATTTGGGGGGCCGGAGGCAACAATGGAGCATATCCTGACTTCCGTGAAAAAATTGCAGGTGGCCTTTCCCCAGATGTCGAGGGACTTTTGGAATCTTCTCACGGAGCGGATTGTAAAGAACAACATCGCCGCTGAAAGGCTGGAATACTGCCTGACGCGAGTTATCGACAACTTCACCTACAAAACCCTCACCATTGCTGACGTCATAGGCAGTGATTTGAAATGCACGATCTACACCTATGCCGAAATGCTGAATCAGTGCGACAAAAACAGCACCACAACCAGCGATTACGCGCCGGTGTATGTAGGGGATAATCCGAAGCCGTTTTGGGTATCAAAAGCCGATAAAGCCAGATTCGGAATCAAGGAAAGAATATAGAATACCCCTGTTTGCGATTCTTAGGTGGGTAGAATCGAATGAAACCACCAAAGTGGTACATGGTATCAACTGAATATTTTTAAACGAAATTTGGAGGGTTAGAATGAATGCAGATATGAAGACCTTACGGGACGAGGTGATTTTATTTATGGGAGTTGCACCTACATACGTGGAACAATTGGGATGTTCATCCCGAACGCATCATTGGGTAGTTAGCACGCCGATGTTCGGCTTATTGAGAGGTAGTGAGAGGGTAGGTAACATAGACCTAACCCAACAAAAACTCTCACTGGGTGATTATGAAGTAGTTGTGATGGATGACCCGGAACACCCTTATTGGATTTATATACAAGAGATTAAAACTGCGAGCAATTATATTGCTATTAAAGTTGAAATAGATGAAAGAGATTTTAGGTGATATGACCTTATACAACGCCCCCTTTTCGGGCGGGAAGTTATGCGAATGACCATGACGCACGCTTCACTTTTTTCGGGCATCGGCGGTTTCGATCTCGCTGCGGAGTGGGCCGGTTGGACAAACTCTTTCAACTGCGAAATCGATCCTTTATGCCGCAGAATTTTAAAACATCACTTTCCTAATGCAGAACAGTATGGAGACATACACACAACAGACTTTACTATTTGGAGAGGACGAGTTGACGTCCTTACAGGCGGTTTCCCCTGCCAACCGTTCTCGCTCGCGGGCAAACGCAAAGGCACGGAGGACGACCGCTACCTCTGGCCGGAAATGTTGCGGGTTATTCGGACTGTTCGACCTCGATGGGTCGTGGGCGAGAACGTTTTCGGAATTGTTAATTGGTCGGAAGGAGTGGTCTTCCAGCAGGTGTGTTCTGACTTGGAGGCGGCGGGATATGCGGTTCAACCGTACATTATACCAGCTTGCGGTGTCGGCGCTCCCCACCGAAGGGACAGATGCTGGTTTGTTGCCCACCGTACAGACACAGGGGTTGAAACAATGCAAGAGCGGCAAGACGGTGTTCCTGCCGCTGGAAATGCTTCCGACACCGACTGCGAACGATGTCAAGAATTCCACTCTTCCGCCCAGCCGAGTCAAACGCAAGAGCGGATTACCCAAAATAGTCATGCAAAGCGACGAATCCCAGACTGGAACGAGTTTCCAACTCAATCCCCGGTTTGTTGCCGAAATGATGGGATTTCCGGTGGATTGGACGGTATTACCTTTCCTAAATGGCGAAACATGTCCATCAAAGCCTACGGAAACGCCATCGTGCCTCAAGTAGCATTGCAGATATTCAAAACGATAAATGAATACGAGAACCAAGCGAGAAAGCATTGAATTCAAAAATTATAGGATATGAAAGACCAAGTAACAAGCATTGAGCAGTCGAAGCTACCTATCGAAGTTCACAATCCGCTTATCCCGTTCAAGGGATTCAGCTGGATAACATGGCTTGCATTCGCGTTCACCCGGAAGCCCAAGTACCAGCATCTGACTAAGAAAACGCGCCGCCACGAAGGAATCCACTGCGCCCAGCAGATCGAACTGGCTGGGCTGTTCGCGGCAATCCTCCTGCCCGTCGCCATAAGCTACTCGTTCGCGTGGTGGGGCTGGGTCCTGACGGTGTTAGGCATTCTCTTCGCCGGCTGGATTTGCTACGGCATTTCGTGGCTGATCGAAGTACTTATCCCGCCTTATCCGGGCGCGTACTACTACACCTGCTTTGAGACCGAGGCATACAACCACGAGGATGATCCGGACTACTTAAAGCGGCGCATACCGTTCTGGGGCTGGATTTCCTGCATCCCGAATCGGAAAGTGAAACACAAAAGATAACCAACTATGAAAAGTAAACGAGCGCAAAAAGAACTGGAAAAGTTGGAAAAATTTTATCCATTCAGTGGATGGGTTGCACCCTCTGACACGTATCGAATAGCCGAGATTGCCGAGCAGGAGGCCGAGGAACGAATGCGCCAAAAGGCGGTGAAGGCATATTGTCACGACTGTTGTTGCACGGTAGTAGGTGAATGCGGAATAGGATCGGAAAATTGTATAGCATTACGGGATTTCATCCAAAAACTGAACGAGGATGAAAACGATTGAGGAAAGGGCGATAGAGTGGGTGGATTCACAGGGAGCTGGGAGCGTGCACCCGTACAACAGGCAGGCGATGGTGGACGCTTATATTGCCGCTTATGAGGAACTGACCCGGTGGAACGATCCGAAAGAAAGCGTTCCGGATCATGAATGGGCTGTGCTCGTAAGGATCACTACAAGGATTTACGACATTGGCTCTTACAGCAACAAAATGGGACGCTGGCTTATTGGAACCAATTCCTTTGGTCGGGACGAAGTTCTCGGCTGGCGGGAGATTCACGAATAAGACAAGACTATGACGAAAGCATCATTTAACACGATAAGCAGGTTGCTGGCCGCATCGGGGTGGTCGTAAATTGTTCCTTGAAGAACAACTTACCGCGGCCCGGCTTGGATGTATGAGGGTTTGGAACTTAAAAGAGAAACTTATAAAACAGCAGAGCAATGGAGAAGATAATGTTTAACGACCGCTACGGACTGACGGATGCGGTTATCGAGGGCCGAAATATCATGACGAGGCGGTTGATTGACCCAATGCCGAAAGATTGCGCCACCGTACACAAAAATTGTTGGGGTGCCGATTGGTCGGATGAGCCTATGTCTTTGGTAGTAGATCGAGACACAGGCGGTATATATTGCAAGTATTGTGGCAACGGCGTAAGATTGCATGATGGGGGATATCACTATAAGACCAAATACAAGGTCGGCGAGGTTGTGGCCGTGGCGCAGAGCTATGAACGGATCGGCCTAAACCCGAAACATTACATATGGCTACCCGACCTTGACGCCTTTCAACTTCTTTCCACAGTCAAAGGCTGGCGCAATAAAATGTACGTTAGGGCCGGCCTGATGCCCCACCAAATCCGCATCACGGGAATCCGGTGTGAGCGGTTGCAGGATATTTCGGACGAGGACTGCATGAAAGAGGGAGTAGTAGGCGGGATAATTGGGTATTATGTTCCCGGCATACAATGCAAGGATTGGAGCAAAGAATCGTATGTAGATACCGAGGATGGCAGAACTTGGAAATTATTCCCTACTCCCCGCCAAGCCTTCGCCGCCCTGATCGACAAGGTTTCCGGTCGGGGTACGTGGAAATCGAATCCGTGGGTCGTGGTTTACGAATTTGAGTTGGTGAAATAGCGAGATTATCGCAAAATCTCGACAAACTGAAATAATTATGAGAAATTTTGATCTTGAGGCCGCCAAAGCAGGGGTGCCGGTGTGCACAAGAAGTGGGCTGGAGGCAAGAATTATATGCTATGACCGCCGGGGAGATAGTGATTGCAGGATGGTAGCCTTAGTGAATGCGGGTTATGAGGAACGGGTGCAGTATTATAGCCAAGCAGGAAAAATAATACATAATAATACTTGCGCAGATGATCTTATGATGCGCGACGACGACTACACCGAGAAGCTGGCGCGTGGAGAGTACGGACCAACTGTCAAAGAAAAGTTGACAGTTGATAACCCAACTTGTAAGGAATCCTTACCAGTTGACCGGGAGTACTGGCGGCGAGTATATGCTGGTGAGGCGATGGCGGCTCGGCTTGCATCGAGTGGGTCATGGTGCATGAATGAAACTGTAAAAGGAGCGGTCGAGATGGCCGATGCCCTTCTTGCGGAATTAGAGAAATAAAAAGACTGAAAAGTGAAAAATCAAGGAGAAATGCGCCCTACGTGGGTGCTATGGTGGCTGTTGGCCATACTTATTTCAGTGGTGTGTATCGCCTTCACCGGGGTGAAGCGCGCCTATGCGCAGGACGTGCGCACCATCAAGGATTCGAAGGGGACGGTGACCCACACCATCCGCACCCGGAACGACGGATCGCGTGAGATTCGGGATGCTTCCGGCCGGCTCGAAGGGATCGTCAGAACCGACAATTCCGGCAGGGATCGGCTATACAGTACGGATGGGACGGTAGAGTATACGGCAGACGCCGACACGACGCGATCAGAACAATTTCGAACATTTTAACTATATTTGCGTATGGCAGACGACGTTATTGTCGCAGAACTGCGGTTAGATATGATTCCTGATGACGCCATTAAGGAGTTCAGGTGTCGGGGCGGAATAGGCAGCTCCATCAACATCAAGATTCAGAAGCTGAAAGAACCCGACAAATGGGGAAACGAGTATTTCATAGCCATAGATTGGGGCAAAGGGAATAACCGTGAAGCGGCATTTATCGGGAAGGGGCGCCGGGCGCCGTGGCTCAAGACCGCTCAACCCCAGCAGACGAAGGCACCCAGAAACCCGTGGACGCATCACGAGGATGTGGACGAGGAACCATTTTAAAAACATAGATTATGGAATTTGAGATTTTAGACCGATTGCTGGCGACGATTGCCGTCACTACTCAGAATGTCCGCGGCCGTCATTGGACACTGTACGGAGAGCATTACAAGGGCTGGCACCCTTTTTTCGACGAGGTGTATAAAAAGCTCAACGAAGCGGCCGACAATGTCGCCGAGTTGATCGTTCAGCTGGGAGGGGTTCCGGTGCACAGCATGTCGGGATTCCTCGAAACCTCCGTAGTGCCCGACATGGTAATACTGGGCGACTGGCGGCGGTATGTACGTGAGACCCGCGACGAGCTGGCCAAGATCATCGAGATCATCAACAAGAACGACAAGGAGGGGATTTGGGATGGCGCCGCATCGAACGACCTGACCCAGATCGCCAGCACCTTGAGGCATTACTACATGTTTGCCGCCCAAACCTTGCTGGAAGAGTAGATGGACGCATACCTGCAAATACTGCGACAGACGACTGGGTTGGAGTGGATTTCCGAGTATCGATTCCATCCGCCCCGTCGCTGGCGATTCGACTACGCCTGCATTCCCCTAATGATCGCAGTTGAGGTAAATGGGGGTAACTTCGTAGGGGGGCGACACTCGAATCCGGTGGCTCTTGGAAAAGAGTACGAAAAGATGTCGCAGGCCGCGGCCGACGGGTGGGCGGTTCTGACATGCACCCCCATGTCAAGGGGACTTGAGGTCATGCGATTCGGCGGCGACGCATTCACGAGAATACTGGCAGAAGCCATAACAAATCGAAAACAACTATAACATGGGAAATGAATTGGAATTTGCAGTGGCCATCTTGGCCATCATGTTGACGCTGGAGACATTTGCGCTGCTCTGCGTATTGGTAGGAAGAATACGCCTGCCCGTGGACCTCGATAAAGAGGTCCAGAAAGCCGTGGAGAAGGCATTAATGGAGGTCGTAAAAGATTCGACCGCCGAGAATTTTCCAGCCAAAAAGCTATGAATACTCTTAAAATTACCGTGTCGCTTCTGATCGGGCTGGTAGTAGGTGTAGTGGGGAGCCGGTGGTTATGGCCGGCGGAACCTGTCATCGACCGGCAGGTGGTGACATTGTACTACGAAAAGCCTCAATCCGGGCCGAGTACCTACCGCTCGGTAACGGTGCGGGTCCCCAAGCTGGTGTTCGCTCCGGTCGATACGGTGCCAGTGACGGAAACCAAGATCGTAAAGGTGGGTCCGGATAGCGCTGAATTACAGGTAGCTGTTGAGACGCGACCGTACTCAGGCCCGGATTGGTCGGCGCAGGTGAGCGGCCCGGCCATCGGAGACCTACACCCGCAGTTGGATTGGATGAAGGTAAATCGACAGACGCAGGTCGTGCAAGGCCCGATTCGAAAAACCCGGTGGGGGATAGGAGTGCAGGCAGGGTACGGCGCGGTACTCAAACAGGATGTGAGGCTGTACCCCTATATTGGAGTAGGCGTATCTTACAATATAATCAGGTGGTAATGAAACAGCAGGAGGAAGAATACAACTATAGTTGGAAAATCATAGAAGCGGAGTTTCACCGTAGAGCTGACGAGCTGTTTGATTTTCAGTTTAGGCGAAGATTGGAATTTGGAACCGACGTGGCGGATGAATACAAATATACCTCCACCAATAAGAACTATAAAAAAAAGAAACGATGAAAAAGTGGACTTTGATTGCCCTGATCGGGGCCGCGATAGTGCTGATCGCATTGTCGCTTATCAGTAAGACGATGGGTTACGTTATTGTAGCCGCAATGGCCGCAGTATTTGTGGCGTATGGTCTCTTGTGGGCATACACAAGTACTGGCCGAGATCGTCGAAATAGCAAAGGAAAATAGGGCCAAATGGCCCTATTTTTACATATATGCTCGAATAACCGATCAAGGGTACGTGTTTTTACCGTCGTACGTTACGAAAGAATACGAGCTTACCATCCACACTCCGTCTACGATCAGGATGGTTTGAGATGGAATATTTATAAGATAAGTTGTGGTGTTGTTGGGCTGAGTAAGGGTCAGCGAAAGGCCAAAATTGGTCTTGTTGCTCACCACAATTTTGATAGGCGCCCCCTCGGAGGACGGGGGTGTTTCAGTGGTAATGGTTATGTTGCGGGCCTGATCCGACGCTTCGATCACCAGCCATGCCCACGGAGTAGCGTGAATGGTGGTGTCTGCAATCGTAGGCCGGTAAGAGGGAATATAGGGCATGCCGACAGTAAATGCCATCTTACTGTTGGTCACGGAGCCGGGCGCCAAAATGGAGCTGGTCACGGAGCCGGGCGCCATCTTGAGGGTAGTGATGGCGGAATCGGCTACTGCCTGCGTCTGCACGATGTTTGCAGGCAGGTTGTTGTCGATGTAGTCCCAGCGCCACAAGGTGCTGATGGATTTTACATAGGCGATCCATGCCGTGGTTTCCATCGCTCTCGTAACCGCGCCGTCCACGATCTCCCACAGACCAGTTTCGGCTTCGTAGTCGGTCGATGTTCCCGTTTGCTTGGCCGTAGTGACCATGAGGGAATAGACGATGTTCTGGTAGTACGATTGTCCCGTGGACGAGGTTCGGGGTTCTGCCGTGTCGTTCTGGGCTTTGGCATACAGATAGCTGCCCTTCGGGATAGAAAGGATATCACCGTTCGGAGTCGGGAAAAACTTGCCGTACATCAGCACGCCGCCGCCCTTGTTGATTCGAAGGGAGGTGTTTTGAGGGCCTATCACTCCCTTCAAAATGCAGTAGGGGATCGGGCACGGCCACGCGCCCATCATTCCGAAGATGGTGTCGGCCATCGCGGCGAGGTCCGATACGAACACCCGGTTTCCGTTCGAAGTGTCTATGAATTTCTTGATTGTTGCCATGTTGGTTAACCGTTAAATTCGGTGATTTTTTTCTTGTCGTCTACGCGGTAGAGATCGACATGGACCCAAGAGGTGTCTTTCTCCAGCCGGATAGGATAGGGAAGTTTGGATGCGTTTTTTTTGAGGATTTCCCGCACGTTGTGAGAGGGGATGGTAGTGGAGAAGTCGAACCCCTGCGCGAGCATATGGGCCGAGACATACAGCAAGCCTGAGCGGGTTTTCGATGCCACCAGATCGCAGATGTTGCATCGCAGGCCCCGCTGGCTGTACTGACCGCCGCCCACCCAGTTGTTGATGGTCATGGGAAGTCCGAGGATGTTGCGGATGGCCACGAGCGTTTCGAGAAATTCATTGGAGAAATACCGCCATGCCTTCTCGCCGTCGCGCTGGTAGACATGAGGACATACCAGCTCTGTTATCTTGAAGTTTTTCTGAACTTCGGCAAGCAATTCTGATCTTTTCATATCGTTACTTTTTGATTAAGTCCTCCATGTCTTTGGCCACGTCTTCGTCCCAGCGCTTCGCCTTGTTGATGGTGAACTGCCGGAGCCACAAGAACAGTTTCGAGCCGGAGAGATAGGCCGCGTTTTCGCAAAAGGACCACAGCTCTGTAAAACATACCATCGCGCAGAGAATATTGGGAAGCCGGTCGGCGCCGAAGTCCCCGCCCAGCACGTCATTCCCGATGACATACAATCCGGCGACCGCCATTGTGCAGAAGCCAAATTTGTAGATCGTGCGCCACGCGGCGTCGGAGTAGAAGCACCAGCGCTTACCGGCGGCGGCCACCCGTTTGTAGGATGCCAGACAGCCGATGACGAAGTCCGTCATGATGAAACATACCATCACAAGGACCAGCGGCCCGATGGGAGCGAAGTAGCCGACGAATCCCAACCACCAGTTGCTACCGAGGGTTTTCACGTAAGGCAGAATCGTGTCTTTAAGGATAGAGGCGAGAGACATGGGAGTTTAATTTACAACTATTGAATATTGGATTCCGTAGGTCACAAGGGCGTTCAGGTCTGCGATAAAGTCCGGGTAGACGTCCGCGTTTTTAAGTCCGGCGGGGATGGTCACGACCGGAGCATTCGCCGTGCTACCGTATTGGTAGAACTCCACGCCTTTCGACATGTCGGCCGAATAGGGGAACATCAGGGTGCCCAGCGACATATCGGAGCTGTACGGGAACATGAAGGTGTCGAAAACGGGGGCCGTGGTGACGCTTATCTCCCCGAAGTCCCCGTAGTAGGCATTCAGGTAGGCTTGGATGGAAATACAGCTGCCGTCGTTGGCCGCCAGCGCATAGTATTTCTTGCACCACGCCTCGTATGATTCGATCTTCGGGAACAGCGGCGCCAGACAGCAAAACAGGAACTTGTAGAACACGTTCAGCGTCGGACTGGAGTCGTGGTTGAGCGCATACTGCGGACGCAGGATGTTGAACAAAAGCCACGGTATGGATAGATGTCGAAGCATTACCGGATGGGATTAAATACTACGATGTCAGTCAGGTTTTGCAGTGCCGCGCTGAAATTGAAGTAGCCGGATGGCGGCGTCAGAATGCCGTTGGTAGGCTCGGCGCCGTCGCAGGTGATGCCCACGAAGTATGCGTCGCGCACGCCCGGAACGCCGGCGAGGGCGGTTTCGATGTCGTTCACAAACACCGGGGAGTCGCCGAGCAGGGTTCCTTGCGTGGTGATAAGGATTTCCTTCACGCTGTTCTTGATCTGGGACAGCGAGTAGGTGTCCAGATAGCGGATGAAGAGCTGGGTGGTGGTTATGATGCTGGGCGTCGGCGACGAGATCATCATGCTGATGCCGAATGCAGATTTGGCCGTCATATAGTTTGAGAACTCCGCCAGCTGCTCAGCCGTGAGGGCTACGTTGTTGCCGTTCGCATCCTGCGTGCATACATGCATGTTGATGACGTTTTTCTGCGCATCCATGCGAATGGCCACCTGCTTGATGATCTGCTTGGCCGGATCGACCGTTTCGTAGCCGTAGGCGTACTTGGACGGATCGACAACCACCAAGTTGTCGCCGGTTTGGAACGCCAGCGCCGTGTCGATGTAGTACTGCTTCCCCATGACTCGCAACGTTCGGGCGGCCGTCTCGATCACAACCTCCGAATTGGACTGATTCAGGAGAACAGTATTGATGGTCTCGGCGAATACCGCGGCCAGCCGGCGCCAGATGGCGGAATTGCTGGTGCTCGTGAGCGACGAGATGGTTTTGCCGATGTTGGCTACTATTTGTTCATAAGTGGTCATAAAGATTTCATTAAATTAAGGTATGTACGTGAAATCCAGAATCGGCATGATGGAGCCGCGCATGGTGTTGAACTCGATCGTCGACGCCGTCATGACGTAGCCTTCGATTGCTACGGACAGCGTGAGGGTGCATCCATCCTCGGCGAGCGCCGAGAGAGATACGCCGTGCTTAGTTTCCAGCTTTTGTTGCATGTCAATCCACAGATCACTGCCGGATGACAGGTAATACGACCAACCCAGCTCGGTGATTTGGAGGGTTATTTCAACCGCATCCGCAACGTCCTCGGAGCCTACGACCTCAAAGTCCCCCAGCGACGGGATATGGACGTTGTAGGTGGGCTGGAAATAGGCGTTGATAATGCCCGGCGTAAGGTCGTTATTCGGCGCGAATACGGGGTAGATCGACGGCAGGTTGTCGCCGTAGCCGGCATTGTAGTAGGTTTCGTAGACGGCCCCTTCCGTCGGCGCCGAAACGTTATCTGCCAACGCCAGCGAGCCGCCGATTATAGCATCGTTCTCGGAATAGAACACTACGTACAGTCCGGCCACGCTGGTGATGGCGGTAGGCAGCGGCAGGTCTATGACGAGCCTATCCGACGTGTCTTTTTCCACGACGTTGTAACCCAGAGTCTCCCCGTTCAGGTACACTACACCCACCATCGTAGTGGGATCGGCCACTATCTGGGCCATCATCGGCCAACAGCGAAGCTTCACGTTGTTTTCCGTTTTCGGAGGCCCTCCCCACGCTTCCGGAATGTTGGCGTAATCCGCAAAGTTGGGAGAAGCGGTAAAACAGAAGTCGTATTGGATAGGCAACGAAAATCCTAATTCGGGGGTTCTTTCCCACAAATGAACCTTCTGGCCGTTGACCACAGTATAGGGAGATTCATTGGTAGCGGCGGGGAGGTTATTATAACATTCCTTAAAATTGTAAGCCTTTTTGCAATCGTCAAAAACGTTAACAGGCGGGTTAAGAACAGCGCAGTTTTGAAAAACACGTAGCGCAAGCTGAAGATTCGCACACCCTTTAAAAACATCGGTGACGTCTGTTAATGACTTGCAGGCTGCAAATAGGTTGACCGCCGAAGTTAAGGTGGGACAGTTCTGGAAGGCCCCCACTGCTGACCGTATGCGTGCGCCACTAAACACCTTATGTACATCCCTAAGCTTCGGGCAATCGGCAAACATATAATCTCCAGTTGGTATTAAATACGCCGCTTCGAAGCATGATCCTGCGTCATCCAACCGGGGGCATCCTCTGAACATCTGGGGCGGAACTGATGCCAGCCTCCAGCAATTCATAAACATGGCATTGCAGGTCAGTAGGTTTGGTTTGCCGGCAAAAGACCCGACAACTTCCGTTAAATACAAACACTTGAAAAAGGCGTTATTCCACCTGCCGGATGGACATGCCGCGTCGGCATTGGTAAGGTCTACCTTAATGAGCGCCTCTTTGAAGGTTAGTCGGTCATCATTTTGGACGCCCAGAAAGAATTGTCCGGCGGTTCCGACGAACGTCACCACAATCTCCCCGGTGGTTCCGGCGGCGTAGTTGTGACCAAACGGCACGTTGTTTTTGATATACTCCACAGGCGTGCCGTCGCCCCAGTTCACATAGCCTTCGTTATTGTTATTCGCATTCAGGGAAAGGTATTTGCCCGCTATCTTCGACCCGTCAAAGGTGTAGATGATGGAGCCGACATCGCCCAGCATAAATTCCAGCTGTTCCATCTGCTTGTTCAGGTTGTCGAAAGGCAGGGATGCACTGTTGAACGGTCGGGCGTCGGCCACCGATACGGCTTCGCTGTTGTATACCACGTCCGGCACCTCGATGATGCGACCTGCCTCCAGCTGCGGGGTGTATGTGTCGAAGCCGTTGGCGTTCATTATGTCGTTGATGGCACGCAGTGATCCGGTCGTGTTGTAGCACACGTCCATCAGCGTATCACCGGATTTTACTTTGTAAGTTGCCATACTCTAATCAGCTTGCATTACGATGGATGTTGCGAAGTATACGTCGTCGCTCCCGGCTTGGATATTCCAATACGGCGAGTAGGTGCAATGATACCCGGTTTTGGCGGCCTGAACGTTGATGGTCACCTGCTTGAGCGACGCATTATCGCCGTTCAGGATGTATATATCATGATGGCCTGCCGCGGAATCATCCGGAATTTTCCCCACCGAGGTGGGTAACAACCAATCCGACTGCGTGCCGTCGGGCAACGTGTAGTTGATCTTGATGTCAACATCCGACAAATACCCGAAATTGCCGCCGCCGACTTGCACGGCTATGCGCACCTCGATGTTGCGTTGTGTTTTGTCCGGCGGCGGGGGCGTGGAAAGGATAAGATCAGGATCGGGTTCGGCGACGGGGTATTGGGCGTCTACCGAGACGCTGTATTCGCCGAAGTTCTCGCCCTCGGTGATGCGGATGTCGCAGTAGTCGGCGCCGTCCTTTATAACCTGCCGCTTGGCCGTGGCGGCCAGCATGGAGACGTAATCGGGCCGCGCGTTCAGGGCGAAGGTCTCGAATCCCACGCCGAACTGAGGTTGCAGGATGTTGACAGGGTTTTTCAGCAACATGAGCGTGGCGTTCTGAATCGACGGATCGACCACAACGGCAAAATCCCCGTTTGAGGTGCCGATGTCGTTGTTTTTCAGATCGAAAATAATGTCGCTCATTACTGTTGCACTTTGTCGTTCGTATAATCCTCCGCCTTGAAAGGCGATACGCTTCCCAAAGGGGGTGCCGTAGTATCTGCTCCGGCCGCCGCAGACCATGTATAGGCATGTGTATGGCTGTTGAACGCCGACACGAAGGTATTCATGGCATTGGTTATGGCGTCCGGGATCACCATGCCGCCGATTGCGCCGCCGTTCATGGTGACCGTATCGCCGGAAATGGTGAGGGAGCCGCCCCCGTCTTTCGACAAATATATGGATTCTTTGTCGATTTTGCAAAAATATCCGCCTACCGACGCTTCGATCTTGTCTACGCGCGTGAAGCTTACCACGAAAGCGTTCTCCGGCTGTTGGTAGGGCACGCCGAGGATCACCGCGGAGTTTACGGCGGG